AAAAGCAGTTCAGTGGGATTCAATCATCTTTTTAAAAGAAAGAGCAAAGAAGAAAGTTATTGACTCCTTCGAAAATTTCTATATAGTATAACTATATGAAGATAGCAGTGCTTAATGATACTCATGCTGGCATCAAGAATGGTTCAGACATATTTCTTGATTACGCTGAGAGTTTTTACACCAATACGTTCTTTCCTTATCTGAAAGAGCATGGTATAAAAAAGATATTACATCTTGGTGATTACTTTGATCATCGTAGGTTTGTGAACTTTAAAGTTCTTAAAAGAAACTACGAACATTTCATTACCAAGCTAGATGAGTATGATCTCACAATGGATATCATACCGGGAAACCATGATGTGTATTATAAGAATACAAATGATCTTAATTCATTGAATGAGATTCTAGAGCAACATGATAGGATAACAATCTATAATGAGCCAACAGTAGTTTCTTATGATAAACTAGATATTCTTTTACTACCTTGGATATGTGAAGAGAACCATGATCGTTCTATCGAAGCAATAAAGAAATCAAAGGCATCTATTTTGGCTGGTCACCTTGAACTCGGGGGTTTCGAAGTCATGAGAGGAATCAAGGCTGTTGATGGTATGGATAGAAAACTCTTTGATAGATTTGATATGGTTTTATCTGGTCATTATCATGCGAAGAGTTCAAAGGATAACATTCATTATCTTGGTACTCAATTTCAATTCACATTTGCTGATGCAAACGAAGAAAAGTATTTCCATATATTAGATACAGATAAAAGAGAATTGACATCAGTTCGAAACCCTGATAGTATGTTTCATAAGCTAATATATGATGAAGATAAGGTACCAGAGATAAAGAAAGAATATAAAGACTCTTATATAAAGATAATCGTTCTGAATAAAAAGGACTTGTATTCTTATGATAAGTGGTTAGACAAGATTCATAAGACCGAGCCATTTGAAATTAAGATACTAGAATCATTTGATGAATATCTGGGCGAGAATGTGGAAGATGAAGGAATCACAACCACAGATACCTCAACACTTCTGAATAGTTATATCGATTCAACCGAAACAGATCTGAATAAAAACATACTCAAGAAATTAATGCAAGAACTATTCCTTGAAGCGCAAAACATCGACGAGATTTAATGATCACATTTGAAAAACTATCTTATAAGAATTTCCTAAGTACAGGAGATAAAACTACTGTCATTGATTTGAATAGGTCTTCGGCAACATTGGTTGTCGGCGCAAACGGCGCTGGTAAATCGACAATGCTAGATGCTCTTTCATTCGCACTATTTGGTAAACCTCACCGCAATATCAATAAGCCACAATTGGTTAATTCAATCAATGGTAAGGGATGCGAGGTGGAGGTAACATTCTCGGTGGGTAAGAATCAATATAGAGTATATCGTGGAATCCGACCAGGAGGTTTCAAGATATATCAGAATGGCAAATTACTGAACCAAGAATCTCATAGTAGAGATTATCAAAAGGTTCTAGAGAGTAATATACTTAAATTAAACCACAAGTCTTTTCACCAAGTTGTAGTTCTGGGTTCAAGTAGTTTCATTCCATTCATGCAACTACCAACAGCACAAAGAAGAGGCGTCATTGAAGACCTGCTGGATATTGGTATATTCACAAAGATGAATGTTCTGACAAAGGATCGTTATTCTAAACTAAAGAATGATCTGATGAATACCATTAATGAAGTTAATATACTTACTGAATCAATACGATTGAAGAAGAAGCACATTGATGAATTAAAAGCAATTGATCTGAAGAACTCCGTTAAGAATACAAAGAAGATTGAATCTCTTAAAGATGAGCAAGAACTTCTTCAAAAAAGAAATATAGAATTACAAGAGGAGTTTGATACCAAATGGCCCGAACTTAGTTCTCTTATAGAAGAAGTAACAGATAAAAGAAAAGATATAGGCTTTGAGAAGAACACTTGCAATCACGATCTGAAATCATTGATGAAACAGTCTAAATTCTTTGAGGAAAATGATTGTTGCCCTACGTGCGACCAAACTATCTCGGATGAATTGAAAGCATCTAAGAAATCAGGTATAAAAGAATCCGCTGGATCGATTCAAGGCACACTAAAATCTCTTGAAATCGATGATTTTTCACTTCGTAAAACACTCGATTCTTTAGATAATAAGAAGAAAGATATCGATAAACTTCGCACAGATATTCGTATGAATGAAGGTACTATCCATCATTGTATGAATCAGGTAGAATCACTTGAATCCTCAGATTCAATTGTTTCAGTAGATACAAGCGAATCAGAAAATGAACTCAAACAAGACCAAGATTTTATTGTAGACCTGGGTAAGAAACAGCAATCGCAGAATCATGTTAAGACATACATCGAGGCGATCTTTGAGTTATTAAAGGACACAGGAATAAAGACAAAGATCATTCGTGAATACCTACCTGTGATGAATAAACTTATCAATCAGTATTTACAGGTATTAGATTTCTTTGTTTCATTCAATCTTGATGACTCTTTTAATGAGACAATCAAATCGAGGCACAGAGATGACTTCTCTTATGATTCATTCTCAGAAGGTGAGAAACAAAGAATTGATCTAGCGCTTCTGTTCGCTTGGCGGCAGATCGCAAAGATGAAGAATTCAGCAAATACAAATCTTTTGATATTGGATGAGACATTTGATTCTAGTATGGATGCAGATGGAGTTGATAATCTCCTTAAAATTCTTTTCACATTAAGAGATGACTCAAATGTCTTTGTGATATCACACAAGCAGGATTTACTAGAAGGCAAATTTCCAGCCAAGATAGAATTTGAGAAGGTTAGAAACTTCTCTGGTATAAAAAAGTAATAGGTTTGGTATATGAGACATTTAGACACATATAATAATACTACATACATGGTTGAATCGATGCTGGGTAAAGAAGATAACTTGCCCTCAAAGGAGCTATTCGAAACATATTTTAATGGGGTTCTCAAAAGAGATTTCCTTAAAGACTATGGAATCGAACTCCAATATAGTGAGAATTACTCTCATTTACTTGAAGAATTGAAACGTATTCGTAAGTCGTTGATAGTGAACAACTAATAGACTTTGGGTTCGGCCCAAATTTTCTTTCGTAACCCGTTGATATCCAATAGGTTAAAGTCCTGTACAAAATGGCGTTTATGGTATATAATATACCTATAATGAGAAAGAAAAGAAAAGATAGAAACTACGTTCTGTATCGTGTGACGATCGGTGGCGATACATATATCGGTCTGACGGTCTCTCAAGGTCGAGCATTTTGGAAATCTGTTAAGATTCGTGTTCAGAAACACATTTCTCGTGCCATGAAGGAAAACAAGGACTGGTCGATGTGTAATGCCATTCGTGAAACAAACGAATCCATTTACTACGAGGTTCTTGAAGTTATCCGTGGTCGCAAACCTGCTTATGGTCGCGAGAGAGAACTCATCTCAGAGTTAAATCCATCACTCAATGATTTTTAATATGTTGACTATCAACCACTTATCAATTTTTGCAGAGATGAATTATACAGATCATAACCAGTTGATAGTCAACGGTTTAAAATCCTGTACAAATCCTCAAAACCTGATATAATATACATATAAGATTAATTATGAATTACGAACTCCAATCCACCCTCGCCCGTCTTCTAGCCAAAGAGAACATTACTGTGACTCACGGCAACATGAAGACCGCAATGTTTGATGTTAAGAATCGTGTTCTTGGTTTGCCCATGTGGAAAAACAAGAGCAAGGATGTTTATGACATGTTGGTCGGACACGAGGTCGGACATGCTCTTTATACACCCGAAGCAGGAATCGAAGAATTCCACAGAAAGTGTGGCGGCATTCCATTCGATGTATGCAACATTGTTGAAGACATTCGAATCGAGCGAATGATTCAAGATACCTATCCTGGCTTGCCTCGAGTATTTAAAAAGGCTTATTCCGAATTGGTTGAAGATGACTTCTTTGGTACCAAGGAAAAGAACATACCCGACTGTGGTTTTCTTGACCGCTTAAATTTAAGAGGCAAGATTGGTTCACAAGTGAACATCCCTTTGGATGACGATGAGGAAGTGATCTATCAAAAGTGCCTCAAGGCTGAGACCTTCGATGATGTTCTAGACATTTGCCTAGAGATCAAAGACATGCTTGAAAAAGAGCCACCGCAAGATCAAAGTGAAAACGATGACTCTTCGGAAGAGAACGAGGAATCAAACCCAATGCCCTCTGAAGAAGACGATTCAGAAGATTCGGAAAATACCGACACCGATGGTGATTCAGAAACAGATGATGGTGAAGAATCTTTTACTCAAGCTGTCAAAGATGCATTAGAAGATGATACGCCTGAAGCCGACGCATCAAGTTCGGATATCGAGTCTGATTCTGATTCAGAAGATGACGAAGAACCAGTCAATACAGATTCAATCCAAAATGATGGTGCAGGTGATGGCGCATCAAATCAATTCAAGTCAGAAACTCTTTCAGATTTCGAAGAGAAACTAGAAGAGATCGTAGACTCATACGAGAACAGAAATTTCACACCAGTGATGCTTCCTCGCCCGCAATACATTTATGATTCAATCATTAGTTACGATAAGTTGCGCGAGTCTCGCCGCCAGTCTTCTTTTACAGCTCTTATGGAAAAAAAGCCTGATTATGCCGCTCAGGTAAATGATAGATTCATAACCTTCCGAAAGATAACCAAAAAGAAAGTTGGAACTATGGTTCGTGAATTCGAACAACGCAAAGCGGCTTATCAATACTCTCGTGCGACAGAAAGCCGCACAGGCAAATTGGATGTTAACAAGTTACACAACTACAAGTTGACCGACGAGATTTTCCTCTCACAAACTAAGTTGGCTAACTCGAAATCACACGGTATGATTTTTCTATTGGACTATTCTGGTTCAATGAGTGGCGTGCTCAAAGATGTGATTGACCAGACTCTCAATTTGGTTACCTTTTGTAAGAAGGTTGGAATTCCTTTTCGGGTTTATTCCTTCACAAACACATGGGCCACAAAAGCCCCGACGACTATGAAACCTACATTCAATGAGGTCGATTTAGGTGACGTGATTCTTGTAGAACAGATCACCAGTGAGATGAACAAGACGACATATGATGAGGCTTTCAAATCTCTCTGGTGGACACTGAACAGTTATAACGGCAACACCGGGATATATGATCAACTCGGAGGCACTCCATTGGATACGGTATTGACCATGATGCCAACAATCTTGACAGATTTCGCTAAGAAAAATGGAATACAGAAAACCACTTTTGTTACTTTGACAGATGGTGAGAGCTCTAATATTAATACTTCCCATGCTTGGAAAGAGATGCGCTCTAAGATTAAGATCAAATGCGCTGGTAAGACACACGATATCAACCGCTACACCTCGACAAATGGCCTGATGGAAATGATCAGTAAATTGCCAGGTATAACCACTATTGGTTTCTATCTTCCAAATCACAAGAAAGAAGTTAATAGACTTCTATCTCGTTTCACCACCGATTATGATGATGCTAAGAAAGCCAAAAAATTACATGAAAAGAATGGTTTCTCAAGTGTTAAGAATCGCGGCTTCGGTGCCTATTATATTCTAGACTCAGATGTCGGAATCAATGACAGGGATTTTGTAACAAGTATCGATGAAGATGCCGCCAATTCTCGAAAGGCTCAAACCAAGCTTGCTAAACAGTTCGGCGCTCACAATAAAAAGGCTCGACAAACTCGGGTTCTTCTAACCAGCCTTGCTCAACAAATTGCTTAACCGACGAAGTGAACTGGATGTCTAACTCATTGAATATCAACAACTTATCAACTTTTGATAAAGGTTCAAACCAATTTCGTAACCCGTTGATACTCAAAGATTTAAATTCCTGTACAAATCCTCAAAACCTGATATAATATACATATAAGATTGATTATGAAAAACATGCTAACAAACACAAATATCGCCTCTATCCACCAAGCGATGGACTCCACTAAAACTCCAGCCAAGATTCGTGACATCGTAGATGTCGGCGAGAGTCTAGGACTCAAACGGTCACTTGTCCACAAGTCCGTTCGATCAATGTTCTCGAAATCTTCGACTCGAGGTTATTACTCGTTTCCGGTTTCGGAGGTCACTGGTGAATTCCTCACTGCAGACACTCCGGTTTCGACCCCAGCGGTTCGAACTCCTGTTGAGAACTTCAAGCTGGCGACCACAGTTGCCTCGGTTGTTGACGATGAGATTCACATCCCATCGGTTGACCCTACTTATGTCAAATGGGGTGAATTCAAGACTGTGTCTGATATTCTCGACTCTGGCATTTTCTACCCCTTATATGTTGAGGGCATGTCCGGCAATGGTAAAACATTCATGGTGGAACAAGCCTGTGCGAAAGCCAAGCGTGAATACATCCGTGTTCAAATTTCGCCCGAGACTGACGAGGACGATCTTATCGGTGGTTTTCGACTCATCAACGGTGAGACAATTTACCAAAAAGGCCCCGTAGTCAAGGCTATGGAACGCGGCGCCGTTCTACTGGTCGACGAGATCGACCGCTCGACTAACAAGATCATGTGCCTCCAAGGGGTTCTTGAGGGCAATCCCATTCTTCTAAAGAAGACTGGCGAGGTCATTACCCCTGCCAGAGGTTTCACGGTGATCGCCACTGCGAATACTAAAGGTCGTGGTTCCGATGACGGTCGCTACACCGCGGCATCAATCATTGACGATGCCTTCTTGGAACGCTTTGTCGCCACAATCGAACAGGAATATCCTGCCCCTCGTACTGAGAAAAAGATCTTGGTCAAGCACGCCGAAAAATATGAGGTGAATGACCTCGAGTTCATCGACAAGCTTGTCGCCTGGTCAAATGTGATTCGTAAAACATTCGACGACGAAGCGGTGGACGAAGTGATTTCTACTCGCCGTCTCTGCCACATTGTGAAGAGCCATTCCATTTTCGCCAATCGCATGAAATCGATTGAGATGTGCATCAACCGTTTCGACTCTGAGACTAAGGAGGCTTTCCTTGACCTCTACACGAAGATCGATGAGTCTGCGAACTTAGAGGAATTCACTCAAGAGAAAGAACAAGAATTCGAAGCCGGGCATTCAATGAATGACATGCCATAAAACACTTTATTGTCGAGGGATACGACAGTAATTCATAATCAATCGAGGTGGTGCCCATTACGGGTGCCACCTCACTATATCAAATTTTATATGAAAACAAAACCAACTAACCCAAAAGATTCTTGCGGAATTAAAAAGGTGCCCATGAGCGGCATGCCTATGAATGTTCTGATGGAAGCAGGACTTGTTAAACTACACGGCGACTTAAAATATGGTCGCTTTAATTGGAGAGAAGCGGGAGTTCGAGGCTCTGTATATTATGATGCCGCGATGCGGCATTTGGCCGCCTGGTATGAAGGTGAAGACATTGACCCAGATTCTGGTGTTCACCATATCGCTCATGCAATTTGTGGTTTAGCCGTTCTTCGTGATTCAATGATAAGAGAGAATTGGACAGATGATCGCCCGCCACCAAGTGAAACTGGTTGGATAAAAGAATTTAACGAGATCGCCGCAAAGATGATCGAAAATAAGTCAAAATAGCATTGACATAAAACCATAACCTGATATATTATATACCATGAAACTAAGTAATGAAACAATAGAGGTGCTGAGAAATTTCGGCGCCATCCAACCAAACATCGTAGTCAGCCCTGGTTCGACTATTTCAACACTGGCAGAGGCAAAACACATCTTGGCTGAGGCTCAGATCGAACAGACCTTTGATTCTGAATTCGGCATCTATGACGTAAATGAATTCCTTTCTGCTCACAGTCTTATTGAAGACCCCGAGCTAGAATTCCTTGGCAGTCATGTTACTCTGAAATCTGGTACAGCAAGTGTGAAGTACCACTTTGCTGATAAAGACATCTTAACAAAGAAGACTAAGGATATTAATATGCCAGCGGCTGATATGACATTCGACTTTACCGATGAATCTATTCAAGCTATTCGCCGTGCATCGTCAAGCCTGAGCCTTGATTCTCCTTCATTATCTCTTTCGGTGGATGGTGGCAAGGTTGTCGCAAAGGTTCTCTGCTCACAGAATCCTTCATCAAATAGTTATTCTCTGGAAGTTGGAGATTACAGTGGTGAAGATAATGACTCTGATTATCGTTTCAATATTGATAATCTCAAACTCATTGGTGGCGACTACGAAGTGAACATCACCAACAAATTGATTTCCAATTGGAAACACAAGACAAAGAATGTCCAGTACTGGATTGCTCTAGATAAATCAACCAACATTGCTTAGTTATATGGAAGAAAAAAATGAACCATCGATCACAGTAAATGATCTAAACCTTGCACTGCAAGTAATTGATATCTGTTCAGAACGCGGCGCCTTTAAGGGTAGTGAACTGAAAGATATTGGTATCTTGAGAGGCAAGTTATATGATTTCATCGAAGCCAATAAGCCAGATGAAAGCGAAGAAGATGACTCCGAGGAGTCTGAGTCTGAAGAGTCTTCTGACTAAAAATCGAGGTGGTAGGATCAAATCTTACCACCTCTTTATTGACATCTATTTGAATTAATATATTATTACACTATGAAAGAAAACCTATTGTGGGTAGAAAAATACCGACCCCAAACTATTGAAGATTGTGTTCTTCCATCTAAGTTGAAAACAACTTTCTTGGAATTTGTGAAAAACAATGATGTACCAAACATCATTTTGGCAGGCCCCGCTGGTACCGGAAAGACAACTATCGCTCGTGCGTTGGCTAATGAACTAGGACTTGATTGTCTTCTGGTCAATGCTTCCGAGGAGAGTGGAATTGATATTCTGCGAAACAAGATCAAACAGTTTGCCTCTTCTATGTCTCTTGATATGGAAAAGAAATATAAACTGGTTATACTTGATGAAGCCGATTATCTAAATGCGCAATCGACACAGCCTGCTCTTCGTGGATTCATTGAAGAATTCTCTGGCAATTGTCGTTTTGTTCTGACCTGTAATTTCAAAAATCGTATTATCGAACCTCTTCATTCAAGATGTACCGTGATCGATTTCAACGAAGTGAAAATCAACGATCCAAAACTGGCTGCAACCTTTATGAAGAGGCTTCAGTTCATTCTTGAGAATCAGAAGGTTGAATACAGTAAGCAGGCAATCGCCAATCTGATTATGAAACATGCACCAGACTGGCGCCGTGTTATCAATGAGTGTCAGCGATATTCAACATCTGGTACACTTACACCAGATGTTGTTACTACGGGTGAATCAGAAATCAATGAGTTGGTCAAACACTTGAAAGAAAAAGATTTCCGTTCTATGCGGTCTTGGGCAGCTTCTAATTCTGATATTGATTCATCCATTGTTTTTCGGAGAATCTATGACACCAGTTATGATACCCTAGAATCTCAATCAATCCCGCCAGTAATCTTACTGTTGGCTGATTATCAATACAAAGCAGCATTTGTTGCTGATCGTGAACTAAACCTGGTTGCTTGTCTCACAGAGATTATGGGAACCGCACAATTCAAATAAACTAAATTATATTATATTATGGAAGACAAGATTAAGAAAGTGATTCAATGGATGCCAGTGATGGAAATCCCAACAGCTCAGAGCGATAAATTCAACAAACTCGGTGGAGAAATGTGTGGTGTTTATCAATTCGCCGCCGCTGAAGATATTGAAGAAATTGGAGATGATATCATACATGAAAAAATCGGATATAACGGTCGTAGCGATAATATGCTCGGGCGGACTTATGGTGTTAGAGCGCCAAAAGGCAAACATGGCGTGAGACATTATTGCGATCAGTTTGGCATTGATAGAAATAAAGTTGTGGTTCGTTATCTTTTGACAGAAACATCTAAAGATGCACAACAACTTGAAACATGGATTCATAAACAAACAGAAATGACTGCATCACATGAATACAAATATGCATGGATAGAAGCATCAGGCGGACTTGATGGAGCTACAACATATATATTATCTCTTATCAGCGAATTAAACTCTTTGGATATACAAACTATTGTGTGTGAAGCCCGCCAAATGGGTGTGGCTAAATACGCCTCAGAAATGAATTATGACACCATTTGATTTCCTAAATTCAATTAATGAAAAGAAGAGTTATCTCTTCACAGATATCAAGGCCGATAATTCAGGTGAAGCATCCGATCTAGATTCTGTTGATCGTAAGTATCCACCTTTCATGGTGAATCGTGGTCTCTCATATTTTGTCGACACAGTAATGTTGGCGAATGAAATGAATGAACGATTTGAAATCTCGAAGAAGATGCACTATGACTTTCTATATCATGCAGTAAGAAGGAAGCGCAGATTCTCGAAATGGGCTAAGAAGCCTAAGGATAGTAAAGATATCGAACTCATTAAAGAAGCATACTCTTGTAGCCGAGAGAAAGCAGAAGATGTTTATGATCTAATCGATATGAAAGCTCTTCGCAAGTATATGTCTAAAGGAGGTGCCAAGTGAAAGCCTTTGTTATAACATTAAAAGGTATAAAAGAATCAGAAGAGTTAGCACAAAAAGCACTAGTCAGCGCTAGAGAACATGGATATGATGCTAGTATATTCAATGCTATAAAACCAAAAGATAATCCTTTGCAAATCTTTAGGAAGCATGGAATCGAACCGTATGGGTGGATCAAGGATGGAAATCCAGCCGCCTTGGCTTGTTGGGCTTCTCATTTTATGTTATGGAAGAAATCAATTGAAATGGACGAACCTTTTCTTGTATTGGAACACGATGCAATAGTTGAAAGTAAATTCCCATCTCATCTGGTAAAGAGAGTTAAACAGATAGTAAATATTGCTGCGCCAGGTTACATAGATTCAGTAAAGAATATAGAACACGTTGAATATATTAGAAAAGGTTTAGGTAGACTTAGATCGAACAACAAATTCTGTGGGACTCATGGATATATTGTAACACCTGGAGTTGATGAAATAATTGAGAAGATGGAAGTGAGCGGAGTTAAAGTTGCAATAGATTATTATCTGAGCATTAATAGATTTCCTAAATTACAAGAATACCTCCCTTGGTGTATTTCAGCAGAGAGTAATTTTTCCACTATCCAATATGAGGCGCCCAAGCACTTCACTGGGCTGCAATTTGAAAAACTTCGCTATCTGATCGATCCAAACACAGGATTATATTATGAAATAAACGAAGAACAGGATAAGATTACCCGAAAAACCTAATAGTTATAAATAGATCTATGAATGATGATACAATTATAGAATGGTCGCCTAATGATATGGTCGAGGTATTGCTGTCTGAGCCCGATGATTTCTTAAAGATAAAAGAAACGCTTACTCGTATAGGCATTTCATCTAAGAAGAACCATAATATTCTATTCCAGAGTTGTCATATCCTACATAAACAAGGGCGATATTTCATTGTACATTTTAAGGAATTATTCATGCTTGATGGTAAACCTTCTAACTTTTCTCTTAATGATCAAGGTAGAAGGAACACTATTGTAACTCTGTTGAGCGATTGGGGCTTATTAAATATTGTAGATGAATCTCAAATATCAAATGTAGCACCAATAAGAAGTATTAAAATAATTTCACATAGAGATAAAGCCGAGTGGACATTGGAAACAAAATATTCCATAGGTAATACAAAAAATATATAAATAAGATATATACATGGCGTGGCAAGATATACCTAATAATCCGAATTGGCAATATGACGACATTCCACCTGATCCAGGTGGAGCACAAACTGCGCTGTGGGAGACTAGCACAAACGGTGTTCGCACAAGTGCTAGAGGTGAGGAAATCTATGTTAATTGTAGACATAAACTTCTGCATCCAACACAAGATTCTATTCCAAATGAAATAAATAAAACCTTTTGGTCACCTATACCTCAAGGTACATTCTTAACTGCAAGTATACCTCAAGGTACATCATTAACTGCAAGTCTCGGTATAGCAGCTGATTTTGGAGCACTAGCAGATGCAGCTATTACTGGTACTGGTTCTATTGACGGGGATGTGGGTTCAGAAACCGGAGCTATCGCTGCGACAGTTACTTCTACCGGTACAATATATGCTACTGGCGATCCTGTTGTTCTCGACGCGATGGGTATTCTTGAAACTGTTTATGGAGACGTTAAGGCTCGCGTGGGTCAAATATTATCTGCTGGTGCGTATGATTTTGGAGGTCAAACTTTAACAGCTGGTATTCAGAAAGTTGTGGGAAACGGTAGTATGACTTCAACACTTACTCTTGATGGTCAAGACGATCCTGACGCTTTTTTCTTAATACAAATTGGAGGAACATTAAACACAACTGCTACAACTGGAAAGGTAATTCTAACACGCGGAGCACAAAGCAAAAATGTATTTTGGGTGGTTGAAGGAGCTATTACAACTGGAGCAAGTAGCCATATAGAAGGAACTGTATTCGGTGGTGCTGCATTTACAAGTGGTGCAAGTACAACAATAAACGGCCGGTTATATTCTGTAACTGCTGCAATTACACTCGGTGCTAGCACTACAGTTACAGCACCATAGATTTAATTGTCACACTAATCTCAATTTGATATAAATAAACTTTTAAGGTAACACGCTGTTACTTTGAATGAGATGCCCTCGGGGTCTCACAACAACATAACCCTGCCTAATAGGAGGAACA